CCTAGTGTTAATTACATTGTAAATCGTCTTTATCCTTATATTGTAATTACAAGTGTTATTTTTATTCTTACTTTTTTAATGGCTTTGATTATTTTACTAATAATGGTAAAAAAAAATATGTAGTAAATACGATTATCCGTTACTAATTAAATTTAATTATTTATTCTATATCAAGTTATAATTGTTCCACACGTATCCAATTTTTTGCATATAAAATCAACCAAATCATCCATCTCGTAGGATCCGTCATAATCACTTACGATTCCACGTGGTGAAACATACTTTATTGTTGGGAATCCTTCTACTTTAAAATGTTTGAGAAGAGTGCGATTTCGTGCATAGCTATTTTCAGCATTAACAGCTCCGAATTTATATTTATTACCGAAAATAAGAGATAAATCAATCCATTTTTTACGAGAATTAATACAGTGAATACACCAAGGTGCATAAAAAATAATAAATCCAGGTTTACTTTTAAAATGAGAATGTTTTATAATCGGTTTTTTGTCTTTTGCTATTTTAAAATCACTAGCAACAAGTTCAGTTACTCCAGAGTTAATATGAAATAAGTTATCCATTATGCACACAATATTAGTCAAAAGTTACTATATACTATTATACTATTGTATTATATACTATTATACTATTGTATTATTATACTATTATACTATTGTATTATTATACTACTATACTGCTATAATACCGATATATTCTTTTCCTATTAATATATATAGGATTATTTAATCGAATTAATAAAATCAAGTTAAATTAAGACAGATCAATGTACAATATAGAGAAATTAGAAGGCGTAATGAGCGATATAATGAAAATTGTGTTTTTTGCTATTAATCTCAGTATTCAATTGGGTCTTGCTTTTTTTCTTTCACTTATAACAATGTATATTTTTAGTAATGGAAATAAATTAAAAAAGAAAGATCAGACAATTTTTGTTGTCATTTTCATTGTGTTAGCTGTTGTAACGATTAGAATGCTTCCTAATCCAATAAATCATTTATTGCCCTCTAATAAATATTATGAACAATTTGAAAATAGTAATGGTAATAATAGATCCGATAACGATTATAATGAAAATGAATTCATTGAAGATAATTCCAATGCGACTTTGATATCACCTGAGCTCAACATTCCACTCAATGAGCACGAATTAGATACAGTTCACAAAGTAAGTGAATTGGTAAAAGATAAAAATCACTCCATTGATAAAAAAAAAGAGAATAATGAAATTAAAGATGAAAAAGGTAATGTTTATGTGACATACAACACAAAAAATGAAATTGAAATAAATGAAATTGAACGTAAACATAGGAAATCAAATTCTAGTGTCAACTCTCAAAAAGAACATGAAAGCCCAGCCATAAAGGAAATGAAAAAACGCATTAAAGACTTAGAGCAATTATATCGCATGAGTCAATATGATGGTATTCAAGGTCCTCTTGCTCCTAAAGAACATCATACAACACTACCATTAACAACCGAAGATAATATTATTTCACGTCGTATTCAACAGTACACTGGTCCTGATATTTATAACACAGATGGTTATAGTTATTTGAAAAATAGTATTTGGGGTGTGCCAACTCAAAGACCACCAGTTTGTATTGGAAAACCAGTTAAGTATCCATTGGCTTATCAAGAAGGTGGGTTAACTAAATATGGATCCATTTAATTATTAATTATCGATTATCTTACCTATTTGTATAGCTAATTATTGCTGCTGATTTACTTATTATTTGATTATCTCAGTAAAAGTAAAGATAAATTGAAATAAAATAGTTAAGATAAATGTTGAAATACGAAAGAGTCAAGTCAATGGTTTGGATCGTAGTAATATTGATTATGACCATTGCAATTGGACTTTATAATAAAATACTTACTCATAATCAAGCTATAACTGGTTCAATAATTATACTTATTGTCTATTATGTTTGGTTAGTTATTAGTGGAGCAAGTCGAAATAGATGTCAAGTGATTAATGAAAATATGAGTATGCCCAGTTATCGTGGTTCGGATGATATTTTTTCACCACCCAACCCACAAAAATTTACTGAAATTACTAATAAATTCAAGGCTGAACAAATTAGTAATTCCATGATGAATACACTTGCTAAGCTCAATCCTCTTTTAATTAATGCTCCTAGAACCTCAATTGAAACAATTAAAGAAAATAATAACACAATCAAATATAAAACAGGAGTAGTAGGTAATATGACAAGTGTTAATCATATTAATGATTTAACAACAACTTATCCTTCCAATGCATTTCTTAAAACCAATATGAGCTTATATTATTTGTACGACGATGCTAGTCAACAATTTGTAACTGTTAATCCTGATTTTAAAGCTAGACAAGTGTATACTTCTAAACGTAGGCGTGATAAACTTCAATTGGAACGTGTAAGCAAATCTAAACCTGGACTCTATTACATTAAAGATTCTAAAAATTATTATTTGGAAGGACACGGTGATGGTTCTGTCTCAGTTTCACTTTATAGTGGTTCTAAAGGACAACGTTGGCATATTAAAACTAGTAACATGAGTCTTTCAAATACCACAATTGATGATAATAATTCATCGGCTTATAAATTTATTACCATTCAATCACATAAATATAATACATATATCCGTTCAAATCCACAAATAGAAGGTTCATCGGGAACTGTCTATCTTGGTCCCGATGTTTATTTTTGGGTTATTTACAATTCCGATATGCCATCACCTAGAAATTATAATGACAATAAAAATGGAAACGGAGATAAAAGTGTTGAAGGTTTTGGAAATATGAATGATGCTCAAAAAAAGAGTTATGAAAAATTGTTCAAACTAAACAGTACTGGTTTTATCCCACAATTATGGAATGGTCGATATTTTTACCAAGAGACAAATGCTTCTAGAAATGGTAACCCCAAAAATTTTTTGAAAATTGACATCCAAAAGATTGGAAATAAAACAAGTAATAGTAGTTCTGAATTAAATGCTCAATATCAAGCGACAGGTACTGTAACTGATATGGTTAGAAATTGGACTTGGACAGTTCAATCGGTTGGTCCTAAATTTTTAAATGCTACACGTAATTCACCAACACCCGGTAATAATAAAATTATTTTAGAACTTCATGACGAAATTGGTAAAATTCCATATATTCAAGCCGTTACATCATCAATTACTAGTGGTAATAAAGGCACCCCTTTCAATATTATGGATCCATTTAGTGATCAAAAGAATTTTGCTATTAAGTTTAGAAAATATATTGGATATGGAACTAATAATTCTCAATTAATTGGTGATGATTTAGCATTGGCTAATAATTTGATACCTAAAATAGATATGAAAAAGGGCATAGGTCTTCCAAATGTCAATCTTGATGATTTAACATGTAAAAAAGCCATGAATGAATATGGTGTTATTCCATTCGAAACAGACGGAACAATGTCTTCTAATATTAAAAAATTTTGGGATCAAAACAATTGTGATTTTAATGATGAAGTTATGACATGTTGTCATGCCAAAAAATGGTATGAAATGGTTCCTGGATTTAGTATTGGTAGTGCAAATACTCAAACACAACAATGGTTTACAAAGAAAGGATGTAAAGCTGGTGGATGTTCTTTTGAAAGTCCTCATCAAGAAAAATATAATCAATTTAAATGGGGTCCAATTTCACTACGTAGTGAAGAAACTGGACTATGTGCTACAGGTAATCCAGTCAATAGCAATGTTTCAATGGAGAAATGTGATAATACCAATCCATATCAATATTTTGATAATACATTTCAAGATAAGGATTATGGTGTTAGAACAGTTACTTATAAAAATAAAGGAAATAGTAAATGTCTAGCCATAAATAATAAAACTGGAATTCTAAATATGGAAGATTGTAGTCCTGCCAGTAAAAGTCAACAAATGGCTATCAATATGACTGAACTTGGTGCGAATCTAACACTTATACCTGATAATACAATTTGTTTAACAAATAGTCAACAAAATTATCAAAAAACTGTCAGTTCTCCTTGTCAGACATCAACATCGACATCAACTGGAATTGGAAGCAATAGTAAATCTCAGACATTTAATAATAATAAAATAGGTACATTAGTGAATCCTAACAATATTGATTGTAACACTTGTTGGGGAAAGCTTTATAATACATCTGATACTAGTTTAGTACTTAGTGTAATGGCTGATGGAAAAAGTATGACATTAAATCCCGATAATGGTGCCAATGAAAATCTTTGGCAATTTAGAGATGGCAACTTATGGAATTACAAATATCAAAATCTTCCAGTTGGTGATACATCAGAAGGAGTTTATCAAGGATCACAAATTATATTTAGAAGTTATGGAGAACGTGTGAATTGGTCTGCAAATTTAGTGACTGATAAAGTTCCTAGTTCTGACGCTTACTATATTGCAAATATGAATAATCGAAATCTAGTTTTCACTCCTTCTCAATTAACATCAGGAACTGATTTAAGATATCAACCCATTAATAGAAATAATAGTGCATCACAACAATGGATTTATGTTCAAGATAAATCTATGACTTCATAATTAATATAACAATAATTATAATATCTAATTATAGTAATCATATTATCTTAAATTACTATAAATAGAATAATCAGTTATGGAATCTTCAGTATTGAAGTGTCCTAAGTGTTTGAAAATATCAGGACATCCTGGATTCAAAAGTAATATTCCGTATTTTAAATGTTATTCATGTAAATATGCGTGGCATATATGTGAAAGAGTTAAAAAAATTGTGGAATATGATGGTGTAAGACCCAAATGTAAGTATTGTAATAAGTTTATGAATCATTATAGTGTTAAATCAGCATCAGAATATGCTAAAAAAAATACGGAGACATTAAAAATGTGTGCTTCAGAATTACAAAATTATGATTATCGTGTTCTTCGAAACAATCTTTGTCATATTTTCAATCATTTTTTTGTCTATTACTTTAAAATTCATGATGAAACTGTTTACTGTACTTATTGTTTTAAAAATTGTGTTAAAAATAAATTAGATTTCGATATTGTTTCAATTGACCCACACGAATATAACAAAATAGAATGTAGTTGCACTAAATGTAAAACAATTATTTCCAAAAGAAATACAGATTACGAAGCGCAATACTGGGCACATATAGTAGGTAAAAAATTACCACGTAAAATAACAATAACTTAATAATCAATTCAATTATTGAAAGGAACAAAAGAAAAAAAGATTAAAGATTATGAAAGAAAATTAAATATTCTCATAAATTTTTCTAAATTTTCGTTATTTATAAACTTAGTATTTATAGAGAGATAATATTATTTTTTACTTTTTTTTTGATTTCTTTTTATCTTTGTTGTACAAGAATGAAATTCCACATGCTTTACATTGAACTGTGTTATCTTCAATGTTAAAGGCTAATTCTGGTTTTCGACATTGTTCAGATGGACAAAGAATATATATCTCAGTAAATGCTTGAATTTTGGATTCAATATCATCAACTGTTAAATGACCATTAATAACTAAATCAGTTGTTACATTTTTATTTTTTTTATCATTTTTTAGTTCTTTGACGTTAGTTCCAAATTCCTTTTTCAAGTATTTAATGAATGATGCTAATCGCTCTGTACTTTGTTCAAGTTCCAACTGCCGAGTAATAGTGGCAAAATTAGTGATTGTGATTTGTCCTTGTTTATTTGGACAAGTTACTTTTGCTTTTTCTCGGTAATACCGATAGAAAGAATCATTCATAATCTCTTTGGGACCAATATTAACTCGTTGATTCATTTTTCATATGTAGTGGATTGATATATTTAAAATATGCAACATATTGTTTAAATATTGATAATTCAATTTTTAAGAAGGCACTCTTTCCATATCAACCATTATCGTTTAACATATTAGAAAAACTGGATAAAATAGAGTATATTTTTATTATAATCACTGGGATAAATTGATAAATTAAACTGAGTATGTATTAATTTCCAACGTGTCTAAATCATATAGAAGAAAATATGAAGTAATATATTTGTGCATATTATGTTCATAATATTCATTGAATATAGATTTCATATTATTGAATGTAATATGAAATGAATGTAAATTTATACAAGATGTATTTAATTCCCATGGTTCATTAGTTAGAGGTAAAGAATTGAGTAATATTGGTTTAGAATAAATTGCTAAAATGGTTATATGGTCCTTATTCACAATGAAAGATATAATAAATTATTAAATTGATTATTTTCTAATAATACTGGTTGGTATTTTTTAAGTTTTATTCATCATACTGAATTTGTTGCAGTATCCGTGAGTAAATTACAAATAACATATATTTAATTGAATGGCAAATTATCATTACGATTAACAATAATATTCACTTATTATTGTAATCTATTGATGCAAGTTTGTATATTTTTATGATTAATAAATGGAATCCATAGTTTCACAGATAAAGTTTGATTTAAATAATCAATAGTAAAAAAATATAGGATTAGAGAGCAAATGCAATACCACCCATACCTCCATATATGCGTAGTACATTATATGTATTGGCAAAGACAGTACAATTATATTTTACATTAGCATTAGGTACCGCACGTAATGCCAACCACATTTGTGTTTTTTCAATTCGTGAGAAATTTAAAGTACCAGATGGTTGAGGTTGTTCTGGATAAAGAGCGAATGAATAACAATTAATTCCATCAGATGGTTTGTTGGTATGATATTTATAAGGTATAAGGTAATTAAAAAAAATACTATCTTTAATTTCATAGCGTTGAAGACCATCTAATAACAATGTGCTTTGATACATAATATTTTTACCATTATTAAAAGAAAAATTATTGGGTCTATCATAGCTTGAATCACATGTTGGAGTTGGTCCAATTCCTTTAATGTCACCCATTTGTGTTAAACATACTATACCAGATTCATCATCATCAATACATACTTGACTATAATTTTGAGTTACTGTCAAATTATTTGGGTAATCAAATTCATTAAAATCACAAAATGTATAATTATTCCAATCATTACGAGCGTCGACATCATCACGTTGCATTACCCATATCAGTTCCTTACAAGTATTATGGAAATCTAGATCAAGACGGTTGTTATTTCCAAGTAGTCCTTGAAATAATCGACGTTGAACTTGCATAAATAAATATTCCTGAGGATAGAGAGCAAATTGTGTTCTTTCATCAGCATCAAGATAAATATAATTGGCTTCGATAAAGCTATTTTCATTCCATCCACCTCTACTTGTCGTTCCATTAACAAATTTCCAAAATATGTTTTGATAATCATATCCTTCATTTTGAAATTTTTGAAGTAGTTGGGTTTGATCATTTGTTAAAGGCGAATTTACATTAGTACCAGCAAATAATTGTTTCGGTGAAATAATATGTCTTGGATCTTGGAGTGAACCAGCATCCCCACTAAAATTAGGAACAAAATAGTACCAATCATTAACAGGAGTAAATTCGATATTAATAGTAACATAATGATACTGTAGTGAAATAAGTGGAAGTGCCAATCCAGGATTAAGACAAAAAGCAAATTGGAATGGAATATATAAACGTGTAGCTGGAATACTAGGACCATTTGGAAAATTATTGGTTTCGATATCACCTTGATAATCTGAAGAACGAGTTAGATTATTGAGATTAGCATAATTGCCAATAATAATGTCGTAACTTTTGCGTTTTCCATCAGATAGTGTGAGTTGATTCCAAACGTTCATCCATTGCCCGTATTGTTCATCGATTTTTTCTCCTCCAATCATCAATTGTGTTTTATAAATTATATTTTCTCCTAAATTACGTACCCATCGAAATCCTTCTTCTTCAGAAGAAAAAATATTAGGTAAATCAAATACTAAGTAACAATCACTCACTAAATCTCCATTACGAACTATATCGCATGTAACTTGTGTACGTTGTGTTAAACTAAAACTTGATAATGTTCTAAAAGGAAGACTGATATATTCAGTCGCAAAATTAGTATAACGTCGATACATTAATTTAAAATATGTAATTTGTGGATTACCTGTAAGATAAAGGTCTTGAGCTCCATAAGCTGTTAATTGCATAGTTCCCCCAGTCATTATTATACTATAAAATCAAGTCGATTTATAAATTTACCTTTCAACTCTATACTATTTCAACATAAAAAAGAATGTAAAGGAACCGATGCCACTTCATTTTTGTTAGCAATTTTCATAGTTATTTTAATATCTTTATCAAAATTCATGAGCTGAAAATAAAACTGTTTGTTTAGCATATTCAGAATATTTATCTCCTTCTAATTGAAATAATTCAAAATAATCTTTCAAATATTTAGTGTTCAACGTCACAATTTCCACTTGTAGTTCTAATTTATATTTATTTGTAGTTATACTATTATTTGATGTCTGACGAGTTTTATGATTAATTTTTTCATGTTAAGGTATAGTATTTAAATAAGTATAATATGAAGGCATTGGCGTTAGAGCTTTATAATTTTTTTTAAAATGATTTTTCAGATATTTTATTAATTTTAGAATAATATTTAATTGCCATTTCACCTACCACATCGTCTATATAATAATTAAATCCGAATAATTGAGATATTTCAATATAACCTGCATCTTTAGCCAAATGTTCTAAAGTTTCAGGTTGTAAATTATTAATATGAATTTCAGTTAATATCATCCAAGTATTAAATTTAGATATAACAATACTGTTATATCTAATTAAATCAATATATTTAGAAATTATAAATAATTTTTTTAGTTCTTGATTAATGATAAATTCTCGCTGATCTAAATTTATTTTAATTGTTTTATTAATGAAGAAATTCGATTTAAGTTCTTCATCTGTAATTGTCATATTTTCCTGTCTAATATTCTAAAATTAGTAAAATATTGTCCATAAAAATTAAATGATTAATAATTCTACTTATTCTTTTCATGCGTTGGATGGTTTCACATATCCATCACCTATAGGAGGCATTTTATAATAATCAAAAAGGTTGGCTTGATTTTCTTGTTCTTTGCGACAAAGATTTTCATTAAAAATATCTTCGTGAAGAGGGAGGGCT